CAGGAAGGCAAACGCGACCGACGCCCAAGGCGCCAAGCCCGCAGGATTGAACTTGCGACACTTAGCCCGGAGGGACAGAGCCGAAATCAGCTGTCAACGCACCTTCCTCCTCTTGGCCCGACCAGTCCTCGTCACCCCAAGAAATTCACGTCTTGAGGCCGTAGGAAGACCCGTCCAGGAGCGGCAGGTTGCCTGGATGCCTTCCAGACGCTCCGCTGAGGAATTGGTTTGTCCCGCTGCACGACCCTGCTCCAGAGGATCACTTGCCTGCGAGTCATGTGAAGACCGAATGCCCACGCGACGTGCCGGCACCGCTGCTGCTCGCTCTCCGAATCCAGCGTTCTCCTCGTGTCCGCCCGGTCCGCAGACGTGACGAACACGCGAGTCCCGAAGGTAGGGTCTTCGCGCGCAGACTTACGCAGCATGGCATCCGCTTACGCCGGGCAGGTTACCCGGCCTCCACACGGGCGCCCGTTCACGAGCGCCTTTGCCTTACTGAGTTGCCTCTTTCATGTCAGTAGGTAGCGTTTATGTCCGCATTTCATTGACAACCTGATGACTATAGCACGAACTACAATAGCTGGAAATCATCACACCAACCACTGTCCAAAAGCATGCGCACGCAATGCGGCGTCACAGGACTGTGAGCCATTAAGCCAATGAACTCACCCAAATGCTGCTCCTTGTCCTTCCGAACACATGCGAGCCTAAACAAGGACTTGCGCCACCCACGGTACGCAAGAATCCACCTCTCTCCACCTGGTAGTTTGCACCACCAATGTGAACAGAAGTCGACCCTCGGTACCATGGAGGTGTCGTACGGTTCCCAAGCATACCGTGCCAACACCCTGCGTACGTCGTCCCTCAGCTCGCTCGGCCAATAGTTAACGTCCTCGCACCACGATGGATTCTGACCGTCAACGACGATTTGGTCTTTGAGAGGATGGCCCAGTACCGCCATCACCTCAGCGTCCGCCCCGTCGTCTACGCAATCATCGCCCATGGCAACGACTTCGCCAGCGCCAGCAAAGCGCGCAGCAGCTACCCGGATCCACGAATTACCCGAGGAGGTATTGTAGGACCCGGACTTCTGCACACCATCCCAGCGCTGAGCGACCATCTCGCCATCCGAGAACGCGATCACTGACCGACTAAGACATGTCGAACGGGCTAGAAGTGCCCTAGCATAAGGGTGATCCATCGGAACCACGGCGGCGCCTACCCGGCGCTCTGCGTCAAACCGAAGCTCGGCCGCAGACACCGACCAGTCCCACCCCGACACGTCCGAAGAGACAAGCTCCTCAAATTTGTCGAAATGGGCACCGACGAGGTCGATCTTCTCATTACTGAAACCCATACCTGGTTTGACAGGCAGGCGGTGGAACGAAGCAATCTCCAATTGGTTCTGCTCGGAGCTGAGCACACGCTCAACAAGCTGATCCGCAAGTGAGACTGACATAATCAATCGCACACGCCCCTCCTCCAATTTCTTGGTGGAGTGGGGCTCGTTCTTGACAAAGACCCGAATTGGATCACACAATCCTGCTTTGACTAGCTCTTCAGCCGTCATTTCACTGCAATTACATGTACA